GGCCAACAGACCATCAGTTTCATTCATAGGTTTCTAGCCCTTTTCATGCGTCGCTCGATTTCTCTGACCAAACTGTTCTGGCCTTCGCGAGCATAGCCGTGGCTGGCCTCTTCGCCCGGATACCACGTTGGCTGCTCTATTGTCAGTGATCGTAGATGGGTGAGCAACTTAGCCCCATCATCACTGGCGAATACGCGCAGATACAGCCGGTCAATATCATCTTTATCAACCTGCTGCTTTTCTGCGATATCTGGATTTATACTTTGTAAACTGTCCCAGCCGTCAGTGTTCATCAAATCATCCCTTCTGGGGGTGCCTCACCTTGTGGCTCTACACCCGCTTCTGCCTGCGCTGCCATCTGAGCAGCTTGCATTGCTTGTTCCATCATTTGCTGACGCTCCGCAGGTGTGGTGCGCAATTCTGCTGGGACGCCTAGCTTGTCGGCAACATAATCTGCAATGCTGCCAGTCTTAACCGCCATCTGACCCTCTGGCCCAAGAGCCGTTGACATCTGCACCCACTGCATAATCTTTTCAATATCACCCATATTCTGAGCTTGCGCAATCGGGCTGACCGGGGTCACTTTAACCTCAAGGCCATTGACGCGCAAAGGCATCTCAATCAAACCGCGCTCATCCATTACATAAAGAATACGTCCAACCAGCGGCACCATTGTCTCAGTAATCAAACGACCAAAGGCAGATCCAAGGTTCTGCGCCAACTCTTTCATGCGTTCTGCAATCTCTGTCGCAGACCTTGCGCTCATATTGTCCGGCGGCAGCGTGTCATCAAGCAAAATCTTTTTAACATTCATGCGCAAATCGTTAATGATAATTTGCGACACGTTAAAATCGCCAGAACGCGGCAACATGCGCAAGCTCTCGCCCTGCGGCCCGCCATTACGCGCCACTGGGATAATAGCACCCGGCGCAATGCGGATTGCCTGCGGGTTTAGAACGCCGTCATCGGCGGCGGTATAAACACCGGCAATCGACAGGCTGGCATTTTTAAGCAATAGCTCTAGCGTTTTGTTTAGTGTCTTAATGTCTGGGATAGCGGTAACCAGCGGCCCACGACCATAAACCTCACCTGACACTTTCATATAACGCGCCACAATCCAAGGGCTGGATTTCATGTAACGCTTTAATAACTCAGCCTTTCCTTCAGGCCAAATAACGTGATAACAAAACTCACCCATCTCAGGCTCGTATAGCGTCGCCTCAATAAGTTCGATCTCTTCGGTTGGCTTTTCGTCAATCATGCGCTGCATACGCTCTGGGATTTCTGCGTCAGGCCAATGCTGGATAATCGCTTCGCCCTTCATCCGCATACGACGGTAAACATTATCGACCTTGCCGTGCGCACCCTCTTCGATTGCGACTAGATATTGCGGCACGGCAGTAAAGCGGATCGGAGTTAGCTCGTCGCCGGGCTGCACTAACATGCAGGCCGTGCCAACTGCCAGATCTAGCAAAAACTCACCCATAGCTAAATCAAAATTAGACTGGCGCAGAACGCTAAACATTGTGTCGCTGTACATATCCAGCGCCATCTGTGCTTCAATCTGCCGATCTTCTGGGATTTCTGGCCCCGGCTCTAACCGGCACCACGGCGCATAGGGCGGGAACAATCCCGACTGGATGCGATTGGCAAAACGCTGAGTGGCGTTAATCGCGGTACTGTCAAACACGCGGGCCATTTTATTTTGCCCCGGAGATCCACCGCCCTCATAATAACCATCATACAGATTGCGCTGGGGCAAACCAAATTCATAACAATCTTCGTAGATCTGCCGCCAATTGTCTTTGCGGCGTTGCGCAATATCGTGACGTTTTAGGATTTCCTCAACACTACGCATTTTTCCTATGCCTCTTCGCAAAATTTCTGGCAGCTTGCTTTGACCCAAAGCCCCACGCGCTCAGTGCCTTTTTTAATCTAGTGGGCGAGCCATCCGGCTTTTTCTCAGGGCCAGCCATACCGCCGAACCTGCCAGCAAAAGAAACGCGGCGCGGGCCAGTGCCAGTCTTAACCGGGCGCTTTAGGTCGCCGCCGTCTTTAGCTTCGTGATGCCTGCGACCAGCTTCATTTAAGCCACCACCCGGAGCCTGATGTGCCTTCTTAGTCACGCGCTGCCCTCATGTTGTCAATGAGATTTGGGTAGGGGCGGCCAGCTTTTTTAGCCGCTCTCATTGCAGATCGTTTTTTGGCTGAAGATAAAGGTTTAGATTTTCCCAAACCCTTTGGGCGTTTCTTATCCCATACTTCTTTTTTCTCTGGCATTACTTACCGTAACCCTTGCCTTTGCCTTTTTTCTTATTCACAGCTTTTTCCTTATGATCCAAGTGTTGTTTTAGTAATTCCAAGTTCTGCATCTGGACGATCAGCAGACAACAGCATACGCTTGCCACCCACCATACGCGCTTGTTTACGCGCTGCAATTGAGGCCATTTTTTGCTGTTCTTGCGCATCAAGGCGCTGCTGTTGACGCTCTTGCGCTGCCTTCAACTCTGGATCGGGCGCCGGAGCTTTCGATCTACCAAAAAGACTACCCATTAAAAATACCTCGCATACATCACATAATCATTGCCGGTTGGGCCGTATTGTTTCAACACGCCCTCTGGTGTGAATTTTAACGCATTTGCCCAGTTGATTGCAAACGAATTATTGCAGTCTACAGTAAGCTGTAATCTTTTTAATTTAAGTATTATAGCAATCTTATCGAAATATCTAATAGCACCCCTCGTAAGTGATATAGGATTTGTTGCAACCTTATCAGTCGTCATCATCCAGCCCTCTGCCATACCCGGCCAATGCTTAACAACCCCAAAACAGCAAGCGACCTTGCCGTCTACCATAGCCGTGCAAGACAAATCGTCGTGACCATATTGTTTCAGTAACTCAATATAATTAGGGATAGTGTCAAAATTTTCCTTATCCATCGGCCTTAATTCTGCCAGCATTGCATGACCCCAGTGAAAAGGCACAATGGTAACGGCTCGATTGCTAGATAAGTCTTGACGCCAGTTAAAAGACATTAAAATCCATATTAGCAGTGGCCTGCTTAAACTGATTGCTAAACTGGCTGTTGCGTGTAATGCTGCGCACCTCACCAGCCCCCAGCATCAAATAGCCAAACGCATCACCAACGTGCGAGTGCTGGTTTTTATTAGGCACATCGCGGAACCGCTCCTGACCCGCACCCACCGCCATACGTTTAAAATGATAACCGCCAGCCAAAGACTTGCGCGTCTTGACGCAAGAGCGATTAACCAGCAGGCCGGGCTTGCCATCAATCAACCTGTTCATCGGCATAGCACCGGCCTCGCGCCGCACCATAAAGTCGTTGGTGCTGGTTGGCCGGGCGTGAAGGTTCATCGTGCGTAAATGCTCAAACGCCGTCACCTCAAAGATCTCATCACGCTTGACACCCGCCGGATCACCCCAGATCAACACATCTGATTTTGGAAAGTGCTGTTGTATATCAGCCATCAAATGATGACAGAACCGTTCCAGACCCATATCAAACGCCACTAGCTCATGCACAACGTGCCACCGGCCGTTCTGCATCTTTTGCCCAAAGACCGCCGCTGGCGTCAAACCAAAGTCAAGCCCGATATGCACCGGCCAACCCGGCTCAATGTGAACGTCAGCCGACATCATGCTGTCAACAAACTCATGCCAGACCGGCTTGCCGTCCTGCACATACACATACTGCGCCCCAGCGTAACACTGGATCCAGTCAATACTCTTGCCCGCTAACTGCTGCTCGTAGTAACCGGGCGGCAAATTATTTACGTTCTCGGCCTTCGGGTTGTTGATCCAATATTTATCAGCCGAAAAAATAGCATCCTCATGCTCTTTCGTACCCTCAATAACGCCGCCGGGCTGCTTGTAAAACTTCCAAGGATACTTGCCGCGAATAGGATTTTTCTCAGCTAACTGATGCCACCAGTGATCACTATCCATCGGGTTGGTACTCATCCAGACCCCGCGCCAAGTGCAACCGCCATTAGCCCTAGTCGGAAAACGACCGACACGCGACGTTAATCCATCAACCACCGCCTTCGGCAACTCTCTAGCCTCGTCTATGAAACCCCCGGTCAACTCTAACGACAACAGCTTGCGCACATCCCGAGGTTGATCCAACGCCAGAAATATCACCTCACAATCAAGCCCAGCCACGCCATCGCGTGGCGGCAGCTTGATGTGATGTGTAATAGGCGGCGACCAACGCATCGGCCCCCACACATTCTCAGGGAATAACTCCTGCCACGTCTTAATCGTCGTCGTGCGTAGCTCCGGGTAGCTGTTTCGGATTACTGCAAATCTGGTATATCTGATCCCATCTATCGGTGATGGCTCTTGCTTTACCGCCCGCAACATCACTTCCGCTAACGAACCGAATGTCTTGCCAGATCCCACCGGCCCCATCAATCCACGCACGAAACTGTCGTCTTGTAAAAATTCCCATACTGTTGGACTTTCCGAAAAATCTAAATTTAACCCCGCCAAAGCCTCAGTCGTTGGCTGCTTTCTGCGCCGGGGTGATCTGTCTGTTGCTGCTCTAGCTCGCGCCATCATAATCCTCTGGTTCAAAAATAATAGTGGACTCGCCAGCATAATCATCGCTAGTCAACTCAAGCAAAGGCCCACTGCATACCGTGCAAACAATAGCCTCACCGCCATCATAAACACGGCCCCTAGTCAACTGCTCACAATATCCACACAATATATCCTGCTTAAAAAACCTGACGCTGATGTAATCCTTCATATCAATGACCTTACCCATCATCGCCCTCAATCTCGACGATCTTCGCCGTCGGCCCAGTAATGTTAATACCAATCATGCTTGGCTTCTGATCATTCGCATTAGGCTCTAATAACCCGCGATGCTTCGCCAACAACCGCAACGCCGATAACTTGTCGTGCATCTCAACCTCAATCTGATTGCCAAACTGATTGGGCGTAACCTTAACCTTTTTCACCGCCCGCCGGGCGCGATCCGACAATTGATCACTCGGCGTCAACGTAACCCGCCCCATATCATCCCACTGGATAACATCAGTCGCCTCACCCGCGCCAATAGCCTCTAGCTCCTGCACCACCGCCTCGCGACGATCCTCATCACTCGCCGCCAGCGCCGCCCGCTGCTGCCTAATCGTTGGCGTTGTTTTGCCTGACATGCAAACACTCCGATCCTGTTGCGGCATAACCAGCCAGATCCACCCAACTATCCTGATGATCCGGCGTCGCCGCTAACCTAGCTAACTTCACCCCAGCCATCATCATAGCTACATGCTCCGGCTCAATCTGTATGCCAATAAGCGCCGTCCAAATAATAGCAATGCGCTCGTGGTTCTCCCAAATGCTGCCGTAATCCTCGCCGCGATCCGCCACAGTATCCTTGGCCGCATCCAATAACTCGTATCTGTTCATCTTTCGTCGTCCCTTTTTACATCAATAATTTTTAAACTACATACGCTGCAATCATATTCCCTTTTCTGCGCGTCGTCACGCCGCAATATAATCGCGCTACGACAGCGCGGGCATTGCCGGTTGTTCAACTTTCGCTCAAATGAGCCGTCGCCCTCATCAATCATCAGCCTCTCCTGTTCCCCCACAAGAATAGCACGATGCCCATTCGACGCAACCATAGCCGTCGGGCTGACGTATCCAGCCAGCATCGCAAGAGCGGCACGGTTTGCGCGTTTGTGGCGAAAATTTTGTGTGACACCCCCCTATCGCAGTGGGCGATGGCGGGGGGGAAGGGGTCGATTTTTGCGCAGCGGCAGGATCGTTTTTTCCTGCGGCGTACACCGACAAACCAACGTTTGCTGCGCGGTACATCATAGCATAGCCTCTGCAACGTCGTAGAGCGACGGCCCCCCTGCCCGCCGCTCAAGCGCAGCGTCACAAGTGTTGAGGGTTGCTGCCCGCACGTCGGCCGCAGTGAAGCCAGCGAGCGCCAGCCGCCGGGCGTGTGCTATCTCGTTGTCATACATCCTGACCTGACCTGTCGCCTGCTGCACGGCGCTGAGATATGTGTGGGCTATCGCCTCGGCGGCTGGGTCGTCGGGTGTGTGAGTGTATAAGTCTACATCCCCCAGACCCCCTGTCTCTTTAGGTTCATCGTCTGCATCACTGCGTAACTGCAATGGCTTGGCAGACTGTACATCTTCCCACCGGGGCAACGCTTCGTCACCATCCCACAGCACTTGATACCTGTTGCTCTTCCATCCTGTCATTGTCTCTTGGTAATCCTTTGGGTTTAGTTGCCGCACATACTTCAGTTTCTTGAGCTTCTTAACACTCTGATGCACCGACGTGCGGCTCTTCATACTGCTAACACTCATCAGCGTATCCATAGACGGCCAGCACACACCGTGCCGGTTCGTAAAGCCACACAAAGCACCAAGCACACGCAGGTCGGTTTCGTTAAGCTGCCTGTCGCTAAAGCAACGCATTGGCACCACAGACCACGGTCGCTTGTTTTCAGAAAGGGATTTCATCATTCAGTTCCTTTTCAGTTCTTGTTCTCACCTTCTCAACAGCAGCGCCGGGGAACATCTCTTTCGCCATTTCTGCCACTTGCCCGGCCTTGTCTTTACGCCAGCCTGACACGATAGCTGCGATCTCATCAATGCTGTAGACCACCATCTCGCGGTTTTCTTTCGCCACCTTGCCCGCCTCATAGTTACTGCGCGTAATTGCCAGCACCTTGCCATCATCCATTGCCGCTTCCCAATACTCACCGCTCAGCGGCTTATGCCCGGCAGCGATAGCAGCCTGCTCAAGCGCAGCCAATCCCCGCAATGTCACCGACACCTGATGCTCAACATCGTGCTGATCATCAATGGCCTTATTCAACAGATCCATCTGCGCTTCAAATCTACCACGCAATCCCTGCTCAACCAGCCACGGTAATCTATCCACACCCCATCTCGCTTCCATTGCTGTTGCGGCTCGATCATATTCATGCAGCGCATCCTGCATACGGCGCATCGCCATTTGACTAGGCGCATAATGTTGCTTGCTTGGCTTACTCATTTTTCCCTTCAATTTACCCTCCTTTGGGTGGGGTGCGATGGTAGGGTGCGATCCCTAGGGATCATCGCACCCGCCCCACCCTGCGACAGATGTGCGATGAGTGTGGGATGGTCACCCCACATTTCCCGCTATCTCTTTGTTAATCCACACTTTACCCTCATGCACCGTCACCACACCCTTATCTTGCAGTCCCTGACGCGCATCTTTGCGTTGTGCGCTGGTTAAATCGGGTGATTTCGACCTATGCGCCTCGTGCCATTGATCGACTGACAGGGTATCAACGACCAACTTTATCAGTGTATTTTGCAGCGATTGGAACGCATGATATTGCCGCGCTGACAGGTCTTGCTTCTTGGTCGCGCCCTGCGCCGCAATGGGTTTCATTACAACACTGCTGTCATCCAGCAACGCTACTGGCGTCATTTCAAACGTGATCTTTTCCATTGGCTCGGCATCCTTTTGCTTTTCCATACCGAGCGCCACGATGTTTTCAGCCTTGCCCACCGACAGCACGGTGTCAGCCGCACCAGCCAATGCGCTTGATCCGCGCATAGAGTTGATGCCCCGGCTGGCATCCTTGCCCGCGTGGTGTATTGCCAGCAGGCCGCAGCCGGTGTGGTGCTTTACCGCGTCGCAGCCCCTGATGAACGCGCTCATATCTGTGGCGCTGTTTTCCTCGCCGGTCATTGACCGCGCCACAGTGTCGATAACTAGACAGCTAAAATCCTCATTGAGACTGTCAATAGTGCGCAGCAGCTTGTCGATGCTCTCTTCATCCATCATATCTACGGCCATTGGCAGGACGCGCAGCAAGCCAGTATCCTCGACTTTGTTGTGCAGCTTCCACGCCTTTACGCGCTTGCCGAGGCCGCCAACGCCCTCACCGGCAATGTACAGCACAACGCCTTGCCTAGTTTGCCTGCCGTGCCACGCCAAGCCGTGCGACATACACAGTGCCATATCAATAGCTATGAATGACTTGCCGGTGCCGGGTGCGCCATACATCACGCTGAAGCCGTGCTTTGTCAGTACACCGTCAATCATCCACTCGACTGGCGGCA